TTCCAATATATTCTTTAATTATTTTCATATGATCATAATTAGAGTCAATCAATTTTTGTCTTATGGTTTCTTCATCATAGTCTGTCTGCCTTGCAACTATCCCGACTTTCTCAGATAAGGCTTCATTGTCAATGATCTCCATTTCTATAATCATTTATTAAACTATTTTTTAAATCATATTAAAAAATAATTACTATTGTAATGTAGTATATCCAAAAGATGCAATCTGAAAATAATTATAACACAAATCAAATTGAAATGCAAGACTTATTAGAAGATGTCAATAAAGTAATTAAAACTGGTGTCAATAAAATAGTCTATGATATTTTATTCAAGAAACTAAACGATGAGTTGAACAAGTGCAAGGCCGAACTTGTACAGTTGAAGAAGACATATGGAAAGTGCGACGTCAAAGAAAATATTGAGTTGAAGATTGAGGATGACTCTGTCACTCCTGTTAATGAGGCTGTAGATAGGACTCCAATAAAAGTAAAACCAGAACCAGAACCAGAACCAGAACCAAAATATTCTGAAATTCTAAAGGCATCAAATAAAATTCAAAATTCTCAGGTCAATAAGCATAAGCCTAAACTTGTAATAATAGATGAAAACGACAATCAAAATAACGAAACTACACAAACCAAGGATTTAGAATGTGAAAATTGTAATTTGAAAATGAACTCTAATAGAGAAGGGTATCACATTTTAGAAAAAGAAGAGAAAGAAAAGGTAATATGTAGTGAATGTTTTACAGACTTTAAAGTGGATTTTTTGAAAGAAGGTTGGGTTTGTAAGGATGAAAGTGAGATAGACACAAGTGAATCAGAGAAAAGCGAAGAAGAAGCAGAAGAGGAAAGCGAAGAAGAAGAAGAAAGCGAAGCAGAGGAAGAAAGCGAAGCAGAAGAAGAAGAAAGCGAAGCAGAAGCAGAAGCAGAAGAAGAGGAAAGCAAAGCAGAGGAAGAAGAAGAAGAAGAAGAAAAAGAAGATGAAGTAGAAGAAGAGGAAGAAGAGGAAGTAGAACAAGAAGAGGAGAAAGAGGAAGAGGAAGAAGAAGAAGAAGAGGAAGAGGAGGAAGTAGAAGAAGAAGTAGATGAAGTAGAGGAAGTAGAACAAGAAGAGGAAAAAGTAGAACAAGTAGAAGAAGAGGAAGAGGAGGTATTTGAAATTGAAATTGATGATGTCTCATATTTTGTAATCAGTGAGGAAAATGGCCCTCTCTATGATGTAGACGAAGAAGGTAACCCTGGAAACAAGGTTGGGTATTTAAAAGATGGTGAACCCTTTTTTTATTGAATCAATCTATGAAAAATAATATTCATTATAAAATAATATTATTAAAATATAGATAAGCCAATGTTCAATTTATGCCCTCCTGCGTTGATATATCTAGTATTTTCATTAACTCATATTATTATTGATACCTTTAAAGGGCTCTATAATACAGCCTTTTTTAAGTTTATTGTAATGGTAATGGTTACATTCTTATTGAACATTTTATGTGAAGGAGGCCTTAGTGTAGTTTCTTGGATTATTGTATTTATTCCTTTCATTTTTATGACAATTATTGTTACAATGCTTTTATACATATTTGGTTTAGACGCAGCTTCAGGAACGATTAATTACAAGTGTAAGGATACATCTGGCACAACAACATCAACTAATCAAGTCACAGTAGTTAACCCCACTCAAACAAATACATATGTTGTACCAGTAACGAAGACAACTACAATGACAACTTCTCAATACGAAGAAGAAGAGAACAAAGATCCTTATAGCAGACCACCACCATCTGGATCAAGCTCACCTGAATACGAAAGTTTTTTGAATCTTTGAGAAAATATTATATAACACAAAAATTATTATTTTATATTAAATAATAATTTTGTAAAATTTGTTATTTCAAAACAATTTAAACATATTTGATTCATTCAAAATATTATAAGGAAGATGTATTTGTTGAATATCATATTTTTGCTAACGTCTACACATTTCACATTGAATTACTTTTTCAAACAACAATATCAATCTTTTTTATTCAAAATTTCGTATAATTTTCTCTATAACTGTGGTAGGTTAGAGATTTTTTTGAAGCAACATTACAATCAATTATTTAATAATCTTTATGTTGAAAAAATCTTTGATAAAATAGAAGATTTACATACTTCTTTCAAAACATATGATACAATTATTATTTTGAGTAATCAAGTTGTAGCAAGATCAATCCGAAATAGCATCATTTATGATGTTGGGTACAAGAATTTACAATACGTAGATTTTATGATTTATAATCATAATGTCAAACGTAAAAAAACTAATCAGGTTGTTTTTTATAGTATTTCAGACTTTTCACTTTTTATAGATAAAATAGAAAACTGTAGTTATGAGTTTCTCTCTTTAAACGTTGAAGTAGACTATCCTGGAATTGAAACCAAGAATGTAGACATTGTTTTTTCTAATAACAAAGAGACGCTTTATGTTGTAACTAACCGCATCAATGTATTACTGATATCTTATTTGTTGAAAGTTCAACATAATATAGAAACTGACCCACTTTTATTAAGTTATAAAATTAACATCATTGATCAAAATGTCAAATTTTTCACATTAAATGAAAAAGAAGAATTGATTTTATTTGAAAATCATTATGAAAAAGTCCCATTTGATTTGAATAAAATAAAAGAAAGGAGGAATAACATAAACAACAATAAAACTCTTAATATTTTACAAAATGAAAGTCTTGATAGCTTAAGTGAAATAGATGACAGTTATGAAAAAGTAGAGTAATTAATAAAAGATATAAAACAATATAAAAAAATTGAATCATAATAGATTATATGGTAACTCCGCACAACACAATGGCAACAGATACAATGACCACCAATGAATCTCACAGGTTAGCACAATCTTGGGTACTTTATGCACATTTACCACACGACACAGACTGGTCTCTCAAAAGTTACAAAGAAATTTATCAAATGGACACAGTTGAAGGTACAATTGCTGTTTCTGAAACTCTTCCAGAAGTTTTAGTGAAGAATTGTATGTTGTTTATTATGCGTAAGGGGATTTCTCCGATTTGGGAGGATCCAAAGAACAGACAAGGCGGTAGTTTCTCCTATAAAGTTGCGAATAAGAATGTTTACGAAGTATGGCGCGAGCTGACTTATGTTCTTGTTGGAGAGACTATTAGCAACCAAGAATCATTTGTTGCCAATGTGACCGGAATTACCATATCACCCAAGAAAAATTTCTGTATTATAAAAATTTGGATGTCTACATGTACAAATCAGAATCCAGCAATTGTTACGGGTACAGTACGCGGACTAACACCACAAGGATGTATTTTCAAGAAACATAATCCAGAATACTAACAAGGCCCTTCCCCACTTTATTCGTGAGTTTCGCTTTAATATTCAGGTAAAACTATACAAAAAATATTGAAATTTTTCTACAAATCAATCCGAAAAGTTTTAGCCAAATTAAATTATATAAATATAATATAAAATGAAAAAATATATCAGCACAATAATTGTACATATCGGAGATATTATTGCTATACCATTTTTCGGATTGTTAACATATTATTTTTATTTTATGGAAAATAAAACATTTTTTGAATGGATTTTATTTTTATTTAGTTTAGCGGGATTTTTAATAGACGGTGCGTTTACAATTTTGTATTTCACTTATTTCAAGGTTCCTACAATACATAAATAGATCCAAAAATAATAATTAAATTCATTATTTGAATCTAATTATTATATAATCACCATTTAAATATTACAAAAGTTTATTATGCATATATGAAATACCCACTAGTTCTTTTTTTTCGGTATACCAAATATGAATATATTGACCAATTTTTCGGAGAAAACAAATCTCAACTAAATTGTAGCATTGAAATTATTGAAAAAAAAGAGGATCTGAATAAACTTTTTGATGTTAACTATCCCATTTTAGTTACTTTTGGTTCAAGTGATAACGAATATACCGAAGATGTGTTTTCGGTGATAGATGGAACTTTATGTTGTGGTCGTTGGTTCCACTTGAAACAAATCCGAAACATTCAAGATTTTAACTCCTCCGTAAACTATTGTTTTATTGATAATGCTATTAAACATCGCGAAGAAACCAGACCACAGTTTTCGGTTTTCACTAGTTGTTATAATACTTATGAAAGAATAAATCGCGTTTATAAAGGATTAGATGGTCAAAATTGCAAGAGTTGGGAATGGGTAATTATGGATGACTCACCAGACTTGGATGATAAACATTTCAACTTCTTGAGAGAAAAGTTTAGTCTAGATAAGAGGATTAGGCTTTACAGAAGAAGTGAAAACAGTGGATCCATTGGAAATGTCAAAAATGAATGTGTTTCTCTCTGCAGAGGGAAATATGTTTTAGAATTGGACCACGATGATGTTATTCTACCAGATGTTCTTTCAGATGCTATCCAAGTTTTTCAACAAGACTCCGAAATTGGTTTTGTATATATGGACTTTATCAATATTTATGAAGATGGTTCCAATTTCTCTTATGGAGACTTCATTTGCAAAGGTTACGGTGGATATTATTGCCAAAAGTTGGATTATGGCGATTTTATAGAGACCAGGTTAACTTGCTCAAATTGGGTCAACGTCTATAATACACCCAATATTAATAATATAACACTGTCCCATTTAGTTTGCTTACCGAATCACCCTCGCATTTGGAGGCGAAACACCTTGCTACAACTAGGAAATTACTCGGAGTTTTTACCAGTTTGTGACGATTATGAGGTGCTTTTGAAAACGGCGATCCATCCAAATACAAAAATGGCGAAGTTGGCCAAACTAGGATATATTCAGTATATGAACAATGATAATAATAATTTCTCTCTTATAAGGAATCAAGAGATCAACCGCTTAGGTCCTACCCACATTATGCCACAGTTTTTTGCGAAATACAAGGTACACGAAGTGATGAAGACTCTAGATGCAGAGGAAGATCACAATTATATGTGGCATCATAGCAAGATTTGGGAGCGTGATTCTTCCAGTTATCAACATAAGTTTTGCAACAAGCTTCTGCATACTGATTATGATGTGCAATATTGCATTTTGGGCATAAATGCTTTAAACCAACATCTGGAAAAAATCCAAGAATTATATAAAGATCCTAGGAACGATTTCATTATCTTGGAAAATAATTGTACACCAGAACAGATGTGCCAGACATTAGATGACAATTTTGGCATTTTTCCAAGAATGAAGTGTTATGCAATGACCAATTCAAGTTGGGATCAGTTAGAACGTTACTTCCTTTTAGTCTATAAAAGTTGCCATTTGTTTGAAGTCTTAAGAGAGAAACCAATAGATCCATATATTCTACCTTTCAACACAGAATTAGGTAATAGACATGACATTATTAACAGTTGTACAAATCCCAAAGACGTTTATTTGGAAATAGGTGTGGAATATGGATATACTTTTAAAAATGTGCATTTTCAAGAAGATAACAAAGTGGGAGTGGATCCAGACCCAGTATTTTATTATAGTTCAGATAACAATATTATCAAGAAAACTTCCGACGATTATTTTGAAGATTGTGATGATGAGTTTGATGTGGTTTTTATTGATGGGATGCACCAATGTGAATACTTGTTGCGCGATTTTAATAATGCTATTAAACACTTAAAATCGGAAAGTAAAATGATGATTTTTATAGATGACATCTTGCCTCAGAACTGTAGAGAACAATTGAAGGTCCCGATTAAACATAATGTAGAGAACGGGATTCTGAAATATGGTGAGCCTTGGACGGGGGATATTTGGAAAACAGTGTATTTTATATTGAAAAATGCTTCGGGATTTTTTAAGTTTGAATATTGGAATCATCCATATTATCGCGGAATTGCCTTATTTCATTTTCATAGCAGAGGTGAAATTATAAGATTTCCTTCTACTGACGAAACCATCAAAACAATCAATGAATATAGTTATGAAAATGATTATCCAGAATATTTGAAATTAATTTCCTACCTTACTTCTAGACCTTGATTTTCTGGTTTTCTTTGCCTTTTTGGATTTCTTGGATTTCTTGTATTTTCTTTTTTTTGACTTTCCGCCTATACTTGCATTACTTCTTCTTTGTTTTTTTTTATTAGACTCTAAGTCTGAGTCTAAGTCTGAGTCTAATTCTTCTCTAATTACTGGGTCTGTTGTCATTCTATCTCTTGCTTCTTGTGAAACTACGAGTTCTTGTGCTTTAAACAAAGCACTTTCCCAATCAATCATTCTAGGATCTCTAACCCTTTCATCATAGAGTCTTTTTAGTCTCAGAAATATAAAAAATTTTTTTAATTTTTCAAAATCTAATGTCAAACCTTCTCCATTATTTGGATTAATAAATCTTCTGAAACCGCCATTGAAAAATACAAAATAAACAAAGTTTTGTTCTACATGAGTAAGTTCGTGGTCACTTTTTTTTGTTAAAAAAAATGGTAAAAATACAAATCGTTCAATTTCAAGTTTTTTTTCTTCTGTATCTGGACCAATCTGCAAGTTTCTAAACCAAATAGGCAATTTTCTCTCTGCCCCTTGTTCTCTAATATAAGAATCTAACTTGGGTAAAAAATCATATTCTCCTGAAAAGCTTAACTCTCCTCTAGGGCCTCCAAAATGGTGTTGAAGAAATTCAGGAGACTTTAAATAAAAATCACACAAAAATTTCGCAAGGCTATCTTCGTTTTCTAAAATCTGTTTAGTAGTTGCATCTAAACCTTCTATGAATTGAACAATGACATTTACGAATCCTGTTTTTCTTCTTTCTGAATAAAAATTTAAAAAATCTTCAGGAGTTGCCATATTCTAACTAAAATAACACTATAATAAAATATATTATTTTCAATTACTAATTAAAAGTAATTCAAAATATACCAATAATATGCCAAGGATTACAATAGAGGAAATAGACGAAACAGAAACAGAAACAAACACAATGTCCAAAAACCCAACACCAACTCTTTGTCTTAATATGATTGTAAAGAACGAATCTAAAATAATAAAAGACAAACTAGAAAAACTATGTAAAAAAGTCAGATTTGATTATTGGGTTATTTCCGACACTGGGTCTACTGATAATACAATCCAGATTATCAAGGATTTTTTCCAAGAACTAGGTATCCCAGGTGAAATCTTTGAAGACCCTTGGCAAAACTTCGGATATAATCGCACTCAGGCAATCAATGAAGCATTTCAAAAAACCGATTACCTTTTCATATTTGACGCAGACGACGAGATTATTGGTGATTTCCAGTTCCCACCTGACTTTGGAAAATACGACTCATATAACGTGTATTTCGGGAGCGAGAATTTCAAATATTTGCGACGTTCTATTGTGAATAACCGCAAAAAATGGAGATACGTGGGTGTCTTACACGAGGTTATTTCAGAAGTGGATAAGGGTCAAACCAGTTCAACTATTGAAGGCAATTACTATTTTGAATCAGGACGTTCCAGTTCCAGAAACGAAAACCCAAATAAATATTATGATGATGCTCAGATCTTAGAGAAGGCGTTCCAAACCGAACTGGATGATCCAAATGGTGAAATAGGTCTGGCACATAGATATGCCTTTTATTGTGCGCAAAGTTACAAAGATGCTGGCCAAAAATATGTGGATAAAGCAATTGAATGGTATAAGAAAGTACTTACGCTTAACAACTGGGCACAAGAGAAATATATTTCGTGTCTAACCCTAGGTGATCTTTATAAATCCAAGAGTGATTATGAAAATGCCTTATATTATTGGTTGAAAACGATTGAATATGACCAAGAGAGAATAGAAGGAGTAGTAAGCGCGACCGAAGAATACAGAAACCAAGGTTGTAACCTATTGGTCAACACAATATATCATAAATACCGTAATTATAAGAAGGATTTTTCAGACAAGCTCTTTTTGCATAAGGATAAATACAATGACAACTTAGAATACCAAAATTGCATTTGCGCATATTATGTAAACGACCACGAAAGTGGATATGAATCGTGTAAACGCATTATAATTAACCGTTTATTAAATTTGAATATTGTGAGATCGGCATTTGCAAATATGGGATTTTATTTAGAGCAATTGAAAAAAGATCTAGATACTTTACAACTCTTTTATAAGGTTCAGGATTTATTAGCTGATATCAAAAAATCAAATCTTTCAAATGATGATGGTTTCTTCAAAATATGGCAAATTTTATTTGAAAAAAATATGCATCATTTTATCCAATATCCAGAACCGACTATTATCAATTCCATTCCGCCAAATTCTGAAAAACCAACAATATTTCTCTCTTTCACAACGTGTAAGAGAGTAGATTTGTTCAGAAAAACGGTTAACTCTATTTTGAATCAATGGACTGACTATAATAAAGTGGATTACTGGTTTTGCGTGGACGATAATTCAAGTTCTGAAGATCGTTTAGAAATGGTGAAATCATATTCCTGGATAGATTATTATTTCAAGACCCCTGAGAAAAAAGGTCACAGAGAAAGTATGAATATTATTTGGAAAAAGTTAGATGAGCTCAAACCCAAATATTGGATTCATATGGAAGACGATTTCTTGTTTCATGATAAGATGCCCTATGTTGAAAATGCTATCAAGGGTCTAAAAATTCTGGAGCCATATAATGTTAAACAGCTCTTATTCAATGTTAATTATTGCGAAACAATTGATTCTTATAATGTCAAAGGGGATGAACAAATTTCTGGTGATCCGAAATATTCAGTACACGTGCATAAAGAAGGGACTTATCACTATGTGAATAATCATTATTGGCCACATTATAGTTTCAGACCGTCACTTATAGATGTTAGTACAATTTTGTCCCTAGGAGATTTTGATTCAGAGAATCAATTTTTTGAGATGGATTATGCGGATAAATGGGCAAAAGCTGGTTTCAAAAGCGGGTTCTTTAATAGGATTACTTGCAGACATATTGGCCGGTTGACATCA